TAATTGAAAAACCAGTAGGGAAAACAGCCGTTCCAACAAAGGCGATTGGAGTGCCTAATGTAGAAGTGATTGATAATCCTGTTAATGATACATCTTCATTTGGTGCAACCGCTGTTCCTAAACTTGCAGTAGCTTCTTGTCCCGTTAGACCTACAAACTGATCTGCAGGATCTACTACTCCGATTGCTGATGTTATAGATTGACCTGAGATAGTTGGTGTAACAGAAACATCTGGTGTTGCTGTTCCTTGAGCAGATGTAATCGAGAAGCCAGTTACTGATACCGATTTAGGTATAACTGGTGATATAGAACCAACTGATCCTGTGAAAGAATTTCCTGATAATGTAATATCAGCAGTTCCTGTTAATGTTAAAGAGCCAACACTAAAAGTTGAAGATAATCCTGTTAAGGTAATTGTTTCGTCAGCAAGTTGTCCCCAACCACTATCACCCCATGCTTTTGCACCCCAACCGGTTGCAAGTAAAGCATCTTCATTCCAATATGCTTGTCCCCAGGTGAATCGACCCCATCCTGATTGAACCGACATCTTGGTCCTCCTATGCTAGTCTTATGATAGCGTTTGATGCGTCTGCTGCAGGAAACTGAATTGTAAAAGTTCCGTTAGTCGCTGTCTTGTCTGAGCCGAATGCAATTATACAAACAGAGTCAGTAGTATTAGAACCACCGTTTGTTGTTGTGTTGTATATCATTGCACCGTTTGCTGTGAAAGAAGCTGATGAAAAAGAAACATCAGAAAAATCTGTAAACGCTGTTGTTGAAGATAAAGAGACTCCAGCATTTGTTAAAGCTGCTCCGCCTGCTGTGTATGCAGATCCGGATGTATTTGTAACTTCTTCAGAAGTTGAATAGTCAGTTGTAGCTGCACCTAAACTTGCACCACTATCAAATAAAGCTATTTTAAAAGTGTGTCCACCAGATGATTCGAAACTGTGTTTACCTTGTAAAAGTTCTTGTTTGAAACTTGAACATATTGCTGATGTAATTGCCATATCTTATCTCCTTAAGGGTTCGTTGATGGTATTGATAATCTAACAGCTCCGTCGGTATAATCGTCTCGTCTTCTTCTGCCGATTTGTTCAACACCAAACTTATCTACTTCTTGTTTATACTTTTGCTCGTATAATGTCAACATATCTGCTGGGCCTTTTAAGAAGGCATAAGTCTCTGCCAAACAGCAATATAATAGGCCATTTGGGAAGTTTAGACTGATATAATTAGTAGTGTTATCTGAGGCCAAAGTAGCTGGCATCTTATTATAGTGCACTCTAAATTTGTATGTGCTGTCTGGTGTAGGAGATAAAAATATACGTCCAGAATTAGTATCACCGTCTCCAGTGGCTGCACCAAACATAGCATAGTATTTTGGTTTAGCTCTTTTTGATGATTCTGTTGATGGAGAATATTCTTGTAGATAAGTGACATCTTTCTTTTCTAACCAACTATTTGCTCCTGTTGTAGCACTTGTAGAATCGTAAACTTGTATACCTCTAATAAATAAAGTTCCTCCTGGAGCATTTATTGTTTCTTGTCCAGTAACTAAATTACCTGTTTGTTGTTTTCTATCGGCATCGATAGGAACATCACGCATAATTCTGTATTGTGCGTTTAAAATAATATTTTCTAAAGTATCAGTTGTTAAAACATTTGAATCTACTTCTGTGTAGTTTCTAATTTGTGTAACTAAAGTAGTATAACTAATTCCTGCCATTATGGTGTCAATGTTGCCGGTCCAGCCGTAACTAACATTCCTCCTGATTTTTCTGTTACGTTAGGAGTTGATCCTAACACAAAAGTATAATTATTTGTACCTGTTACTGTTATACTAAATCCTGAAGCATTTTCAAATGCTGTAAAAGCTACACCTCCGGGTGATCCATCAACGTTTCTAAATCTAACCGTATCTGAGCTAGATCTGCCGTGACTAGGTTCTGTCACTGTAATAGTAGTACTACCAGATGTAATATTAAAAGGATTGCCAGGCAATAAACGATCTGTAGCTGGTTCTGTCCTATCTGGTTTTGCATTTTCTAGTCCTACTGGATCAGCTCCATGAGGCTTTGGTTGTAATTGTGGTTGTTTAGGTTCAAACTCTGAAACATGAACTCTAGCTCCATTCCACTCTCTAACCATTTCTTTGTATGGAAATGCCATACCAGATCTATCTGATATAAATTGAGCGTGTTTACCTTTTGCAAAATTAGACATTTGGATAATAAGTTTTCGGGGTTATAAAAGAACTTGAAGATGATCCATCTTCCGCTAAAGCTCTTTGTAATTCGTCTTCGTAATATAGTTTCATTTGTTGTGATAATTCAGGTTTAAATTTTTGTGCTAAATAAAAAGCTAGTCCAGATACCATACAAGGCACAAATCTATATGGAACATCTGTTGCATTTGTATAGTCTCCAATGTCTTGTATTCTTTTTACAAAATAGTAATTAATTTTATCACCAGCTTGAGAAGATCCTGGTGTTAGATATAAAGTTATTGTTACTTTATCTATAAATCTTTGAACATAATATTGTGAAGGTTGACCCTCAGAAGTTTTATTAGAAAGAGCTTGATACGTAGATCTGTTAATTTTTGTAAGAGGTGAATCGACATTTGAAGAGTTTCTGTATACAGCTTCTAATATGTCATCCACACCAAACACTGCCGTAGCATCAGATGTGCCATCTGCAGAAGATCTGAACATAGTATAAACTGCTTGACCGTCAACTAATGTAATTGAATTGTTTCCTATTTGCCAATAGTGAAGTCCTCTATTACCCCACTCTTGAAATAGAATATTAAGAGATCTTCTTGCTTGACGTAGCTGATTACCAGAAACACTTTGTAAACCGATTCTCTCGTATGATTCTTCTATAATTTCGTCTATAGCAAAATTCTTATCGAATATTACTGTACCCGAAGTAGTATTAGCCATTTAATCTCCTTACTTGTCCAATATAATTGTTGCAGTAGCGTTTGAAATTGCTGATATAGTCATACCACCTTCAAACAAAATACCATCTTCTGCTAAATTATATGAAAACACATCGCCAGCTGGAACATCTACTTGAAATTGTGTAACAGAGTTACCGTCTTGTAAAGTTACTGAACCTGCTGATCCAGTTGAAGCAAGAATAATTCCTCTTAATCTTGTTCTACCTGCGAAGACTGATGTAGCATCTGTTTTTCTAACTGCTTTTACGTCTGATTTCATTATCCTGTGTATCCTATCGTTACTGAGTCTGTTTGATCTAAATCTAAATAGACTCCTGTTTTGAATCTTATGCCAGAACCAGGAACCATTATATCTAATCCTTCTGATCCAAACTTAACCTGTAATTCTAAAGAACCACCTGTTCCAGTTCCATCATGTAATTTAACAACACCATTAGATGCTGCATGAGCTTGTATATACGTAACTCTGCATGGACCTAAATTTGTACTACCACCAGTGATAGTTTTAAAATTACCATCTGCTGTTAGTGTTGTAAACTTCTGATCACTTATAAACGATCCGCCGCCTGCCATATTCTTCTCCTATTGGTGCGGGTGGGTATTGAGATCAAAAAGTCTCAAAGTTTCCCACCCACATAATTATTAACTTACTGCTGCACTAAATGGTGTAGCTAAGTTTCCTGTTCCTCCTGTAAATACTTCAACTGCATATTTACCTGAAGCTAAAACAGTACACTCAACTCTAGCATGTGTTACGCCGCCAGTTGTACTTCCATTTAAAGTTATAGTGTCAGAAGTAGATGCTGTCACGAATCCTTCCATGTTGTCACTTGTGTCAGTGTCAACGATAGTTGCCATTCCTGTCATAACATCTGTTGCGTTTGCAACTTGAACAATTAAACTACCTGTTTTCGTGATAGAATTTACGATTGTAAATTTAGCACCAACATTGTTTAAGTTAGTTAAGTCTGCATCTGGTCCTGCAACTCCTGAATCAGCTGTAGCATTAGTTGCTGGTAACGTGTAAGTCACCGCTCCTGCTGCATCATTGTGTACGATTTTTCCAGCGTGGGAATCTACTGTAAGAGCCACACTAGCATCTGCGTCTACAACGTTAGCTGGTCCTGTTTGGATGAATCCTTTTTTGGATATCACCGGACCTGCAAATGTAGTTTTTGCCATATTATTATCCTCCTAGTTTCCGAACATAGTCTCTAGGCCGTCGACTATACGCGTCTATGTTCTAATTAATTGTATAGTGATTATTTTATATAGCAGATTTAAATAAAGTGCAAGAGAGCCCGTGCTTTGGTTTGATTTTTATCCAAGATGTAGCTTTTTGACTAAGTAGCTACAGAAACTTCGGGTGCTGCATCCTCTATCTTATTAGTTAGACTAGCTATCTTAGCTTCTTCTAACTTGATCTGATTAACAACTTCTCTAATTTTGTTGTCAAGTCTGACCATATCCAAAGTGTATCTTTGGTTATCACGCTGGTGCACTGCCCATTCTGTTTCGAGACCCCTCTTCGTTTTGTAAA